ACCATGCCATCTTCGGGCCTAGAACAATTAATAGCTCCAAACGGAGTGGAACCAATATAGTTCGTAGTATGCCAGCAAGCAACACTGGCTACCTCAGACATGGTAAGTTTGAGACGAATTTGTCCTGACCAGAACCCATAAAGCTGGGATAACCAATCAAGAACACCACATCTCGAATAACTGGCAGCAGTATACGCACTCTTTCGTGGATAAGGTCCTGGATTACCAGGGCCTCTACCACTCCAGCGCCTACACATATCGCCAATAGTTCTTTCGGTGTCCGAATCGTTAGGTAAGGGCTTCGGTTGCCCATAAGATTCTCCTCCAAAGGTAGAAATCTTCATTTGACCCTCATAAACTGATAAATCAGCATTTGGGTTCGGATTAATGAGTGACCTAAACTCAAAATCCGGTGCGGCTTGTTCATAAAGAACATACGGTAGAGCAGGATTTATATCACCTACAGTCAAGGGAGCCTGAATTGTTTTTAAATAAACAACAGGCATCGGATGAGTAGCAATGAAAGAAGCAGTAGGTACCTGCCAGAAGGTAGGCAACCATTGACAAGAATTAAGAAACGGAATCTCAATCTCGACTTTAGTTGTACCTCTGACAGTAACATCCTGCACTATTTCGTTTCCAACTGTACCAGTAGGGGTAGTCTTGCCCCAAGCTACAACAACGTTATATCTTGCAGAAATAAAAGGCGTAGAAAACAACACTAATGTTAACTTTCTAGACCCTCTCCACATTCGGAAAAACTGACTCATATAGGCTACCCTAGAATAGGATAACACATTAAAATCGTGTAACAACTTCAACGTATCACTATATGCTACTATACCATATCCAATACAAGTAGGCATACTAATTATTTCCCTAATAGTTTGATCTCTACAAGGCGCAATTTGCGTCCCAGTTCCAGCAACGTATCTGGAGTGAGACGTGACCAACGAACCAAACGGATTGTTTCGTAGATCAGGGTCATCAGGTTCAGGATCAGGCGCAGTTGCATTCTGCGCTTTCGCCTCCTTTTCCACGCCAAAATAATGGGCATGGGTTTCATCCTTGAAAGCAAGATTAGGATCAACCCCTCTTCCAAAGAAATTAAACGAGCCTTTCATCTGACCCTGATAATCATCAAAATCATCAATGTGTCCAGAAGCTTCCGGATCAACAAAACGAACAAAAACGTTAATAGCAACAGTCCCACTTGCAGTAGACTGAAGCACATTAACAGGATTCGCAGGATTGTACAACTGAGCATAAACCAACCTGTCCACCTGATTAGAGGAAGCAAGTTGAAGCTGATCATACCAATCACACCACTGGTCCGGATGTCTCCAAGGAATGGAAACCTGTACATCATCTTGAACAGAAAAATCCAAAAATGTAGTGTCCTGAAAGGACATAAACACTTGAGGATCAGCCGATACGGTCATATCCAAAGGAAGCGACATAAACGCCACCCATCCATAAACTTGAGGCACCGAACTCATCTGAAAACGCATCTCAATTGCCTTCCATCGCAAATAACGAAAGGTTCTCAAAGCTGATCCTATAGCTCCGGATTGAACAAGTTTAAGAAACGGCAAAAACCGTGTAAAGCCAGACGAAGTCGTCTTGCTAAAATTAATCACAGTATAATAATACCA